TTAAGACAGCCGCGGATAGATGCCAGGGCCGATCGGCAGTCCCACCAGATACCAGCCCACCAGCAACAGCAGCCAGACGGCGAGAAAAATCAGCGGGTAAGGGAGCACCAGCGAGTAGTAGGTGCCGAGGCGGGCATCCGGCCGGTAGCGCTGTAGAAAGCCGAGAAACAACGGCACAAACGGTGACACCGGCGCCAGCGGCAGCACCGATGAATCAGCGATACGAAACAGGATCTGCGCAAACGCCGGGTGAAAGCCCAACAGCATAAACATTGGCACGAAGATCGGCGCCAGAATCGACCAGATGGCCGAGCCGCTGGCGATAAACATACACAGAAAAGCCGACAGCAGCGCAAGGCCGACAAACGCCGGAACACCGTTCATGCCTGAACTCTCCAGCAGATCCGTCAGCCCGACGGCCATAAACTTGCCCATGTTGCTCCAGTTGAACATGATAATAATAAGCATAAAAAACATGTTGTTATGAAAGTTTGGGGTGCTATTGGGGGGCTGGTGTTGGAAAAAATAACACCGAATGCTGCGAAAAATGCAGCAATCGGCAAGGGTAAGTTTTGTCAGTGGTTGGCGATTTTCATCTGCTCAAGAAGGTCTCGACCTTTCTGCAACTGCTCGTCGATATGATTAGCCAGGTCTTGGATGTGGATCATGCGTGGCGCTTTTTGGCTTTCAGCGACACGGAAAGTGGGGATCGGAAGGTCGCCCATAGCAGCTCGTTTCTCTGCAGTAGAAGGTTTCAAACCAAAATATTTTTCGCAAACCTGACTTAATTGGACAGTTGCAGAACCATATTCAGCCATTAACAAAAACATAGTATTCATAGTTACCTCACCAATGTTTAAGTAAAAGTTGTTGCCAGATTGCGGAAACGTATTTAGCCTGGTGTTTGGCATCAGCCAAAGCATTATGCATATCACCTTCAAACGGAATATCACGCCGGGGGTTAATGCCAATGGTGCGGCCTAATTCGACGATAGTTCTCACATCGCGATCATTGGCAAAATGCCATGGGCAGGGAATATCTACACGATCATAACTGGCTCGCATGATGACGTTGTCAAAAGTTGCACCGTTGCCCCATACCTGAACTCGGCCAGGCTCGGAATTACCACGAATAAATACCACTAATTGAATGAGTGCAGTTGAGATAGCCATCGCTGAATTCTTAGCGCAAATAGCAGATCTGGCCTCTTCGCTTTGCTGCATCCACCAAATAATGGTGTCAGGGTCAGGAACAGCACCGGCATCCATTGAACTTTTCAGGCTGACAACGCGATAAAATTCATCGCCAAGTTCACCAGTTGACGGCTCAAAAAATACCGCACCGATGGAGACGATAGGGGCATTGGGTTTATTACCCATAGTTTCCAGGTCGATCATTAAATGGTTCACGTTAATTATTCTCCTGCGCTGTGGCTGAAAAATGCTCAACGCCTTTAGCCCAGATTTCTTTGATAGTCGTCCAGGTGACAGGTACCGTGATTTCAATTCTCCCGCTGCCGTCACAGGTTTCACATTCATCATCACCAAAGCATTCCGGGCAGTTTACGAACTTGGTTTCTGAAAACTCACCGGATAGCGCCCCCTTTGCACCGTTCTCAGCAGTTAACCTCATCGGTACCATCACGTAATTATCAGGCACTGCTGGCGCTGGCTGCTCTTTGATGTGCAGGCCCGGCTCTCCGTCTTTCGGCTCCGGCCATTTGCGCTGTTTATTGACTGCCAGCTTATCGATCATCGCCTGGGTAATCTGCTCATCAGTGACACCAGCCCGGCGCTGGGCATCCCACAGCAGGAACTGCATATCAGCCCATTCCGACAGGTCGCCAGGCTGTTCAGCGGCTTCCAGTGCTTCTTTGCTGAGGTGATTCAGCGGGCCAACCGGGCCCACATTGCCGAAGGTAGCCTGTGACCATTCAGCGTGTTCACGGCGAACCTGATTGCGAGCAAATGAGAACTCCCCCATCAGCGCTGCCAATGCGATTTCAGTAATACGCAAATACATAGCTGCGCGGGACGGATTGCTGAATTCACCCTCTTTTAAAAACTTCGACATTTCCGCCACGTCAGCACGGCACACGGCGATTAATTGCTCATTAGTGAATGTGGCGATATCAGTCATTCCAAGCCTCCAGCTCGTTCTCTATTTCTTCGTCGATCTCGTCGTTGGTAGCTTCTTCATTCAGTTGGTCGCGGGCTTCTTTGAGATACACTTCACGATGCTTCCGGTACCATTCTGAGAACTCAGGAGTCCAGCCTTGTAGGGAGCCGTCAAAGTCAACTTTGGCGTTACGTTCAGCCATACTCTCGACCATGCTGTAAGCGGTGGTAAGCGCCGCTTCGCGGATATACCCACGAAGGCCACGCTTGCGCCAGTACGGATTGCGCTTTGAGTCGCAGAATGGTTTAAATTCAACTTCCCAGCGGCGGATGCAACGTGCGTTCAGTGATTTACTCATGCTGCCCACCATTCAATAAACATGCAGATACCAACGGTTACTACGGCAATCAGCACCCAGCAGATCACATCTAACAGGGCGGCGAACCGACGCAGGGTGTATTTGCTGTAATTCTCAGGTTCAAAATTCATTGCGCCTCCCCAAGCACCCAACGGAGTGCGCTCGCATACTCACCCCCGGCAGATTCCAGGGCTTTAGTAATTTCTTTGCGGGTTTTCAGGCGCGGCTTTACATCACCGAGGATCTGACGCTGACGCCGGGCTTTTTCATGGCCGGTTGTGCCAGCAGTTGCCGCTTCGATTTCAGAGACCTTCTCCCGCTGCTCTTCGGGTTTAAGCGATGCCAGCTGACGCGCCTGGGTAACGGTGACCGTTCCGGACTCCACTGCATCGCGAACAGCCTGGGTGGCATCCAGCAGTGACAGAGTTGCGCGTACGGTCTGGACACTCACGCCAAACATCAGCGCTAAATCGTCCTCGTCATGCCGCGTTCCAGCGCATCAGCCATTTTCTTTGCTCGGCCCAGTGGCGTATCTGCCTGGCGGATTTCGTTAGCACTTACCATCGCCTGCGCCATGCGAACGGCGGACCCACGTTTAGCGACTGCTGGAACCAGTAACGGTTCTTTACCCTCTTTCAACAGTCGCTTGTTGGCTTCCAGTGTATGGCGCACACGCTGGCGACCATCGACTACACAAGACAGCCCTGTCTCCGGGTCTTTCCAGACGATAATCGGCTCAAGAACGCCCTGGTCCATGATGTTCAGCACCATTGCCTCGCTGATAGGCAGGTGGATGCGCTCATCGTAAAGAGGGTGCGTTTTGTCGGTAACCAGGTGCAGGTTTTCAGGTTCGAACGTTAAAACGTTCGTTTTGCCACTCGCGCCATATACCAGCTTTGAGTCTTTAGCCATCAGAGAGCCTCCACGTTACGGAAGCTGTTGGGGCAAATTGCTTTCAAATCGCGCATTGCTTCGAGGACATGCAGATTTATGCGCTTCTTGGTATATCGCTCAGTAATACGATCACACTCCTTCGCCCAGGATTTGACCTCTGCGAGAAGGGCGTCACGTTCGGTGCGCGTCTGGCGCAGAGCTACATTCGAAACATCGAGGACGGTAGCCAGTTCCTTGATGATTGCTGCCTGTGCTGGTGGCATAGTTTTGGCTATTTCGTACGCCTGTTTAATCAGTTGATTTGCTGTCTTAGCCATCTTTTGTTCTCCATCTGACGCGCTGCAACGCGTAAATTTAGGGTGCAGCAACCCAACCCATGAGAGTGGGTGAATAGCTGGTAAAAATTTCTTGCTGATGGGGGACCGCCACTGCAATGGCGGTACGTTAGTTCTCCACACAACAAAAAGAGCACTACCGCGTTCTGCCGTTCCATCCTGGCTTTTGGTACCGCAACGGCTGCGAGATGTTTTTTGCATGCCAGCGCTCTTTTGGTTGTGTCCTCGTCTCTTCCGAGGTGTCACACCTTTTCGCCGCGCTGGTGGGGCGCACGTCGTGCCTGAACACTTAGCTTGCACATTCCGGTTGTTCTGAGAGGCATGGATAAAGGGACTCTCAGGCCGCTGCGGCACATGTGCCATATGCCGTAATGCTCACTACCACACCAGAGTATGTAACTACCGGTACTCGTGATGTGATTTAAATGTACCTTTAGTTACCAATATGGTCAAGAGAGCTATGTACTTTTTGTTACCTGAGGATTGAAAAAAAAGCCAGAAGGAGATCTGGCTTTAGAAATGAGTAACTTAAATGTTTTGGGTAATCTGAACCACTTTACCAACAATCCGGCAATTACCATCTATCGGGATGGGTTTAAAGGCAGGGTTAAGTGGCATCAAGTATGCGAAAGGGCTATCCCATACCAGCTTTTTAACGGTAGCTTCAGCAGAGCCGTCGAGTATTGCCACTACAATTTTTCCGTAAAGGTCATCCAATTGACCATAGTGCGGTTCAACAATAACGATCGATCCTTCTGGGATGGATGGCAGACCATGAGGGTTAGTCATAGACTCCCCGCGAACTACCAGTCCGAATGCTTCATTAGAAACGTTTGCAGTGGTTTGCGTCCATGAAATCACATCAGAAAGCCTTGAGCATGCATAAGTATCAGTCCACATCCCAGCTTGAACAGCGGAGATAATAGGAACTGCCGTGGGTGGCTTAAGGAACGGAATAACTTTTGTATCATCCGGCGTTTCCTCACCTCGACCGTAAAGAATCCATTCTGGAGTTGTCTGCAGCGCCACCGCCAGCTGATGGAGATTCTCACCATCAGGTTTAGTAGTGCCGCTCTCCCATTTTGTTACGGAAACACGGCTTACCCCCAAGCGTTTAGCTAGGGTCTGCTGTGTTATGTCGAGCTGGACTCGACGGGATCTTATTCGGTCTTTCATCTCTGTTTTCATGTAACCAATGTTACATGGATTCCTTGTAACTGTTGTTTGCTATTTAATGTACCTTTTGTTACCTTTAAGGCGTAAGTTAACCAGGAGGAACCATGCGTAAATCAGAAGTTATCGAACACTTCGGAGGCGTATCAAAAACCGCAAGTGTTCTTGGTATTTCCCACCCGGCAGTTTGCCGATGGGGTGAAGTCATCCCTCAAAAACAAGCATTCGTCATCGAACGAATTACGAAAGGCAAGCTGAAGTACGACGCCAGCCTTTACCAAAAGGCTACAGATTCAGCTGCTTGAAAGTAACTACAAAAGGAAAATCAATATGGTAGAGCCAAACCTCAAAGAAGCCGTCAAAGCGATGTGCAAAGCATATCCTGGTGGGCGCGAAGCAATGGCTGGCGCACTGGGAATGACGGTAACGCAGTTTAACAACAACCTTTACGAGAAAAACGGCTGTCGTTTCTTCGAAGTCAGCGAGCTGGAAGCGATGGAAGACATTTCCAACACGTCGTTACTGGCTGACTACTTCGCTCGCCGCCGTGGTGCGCTGCTGGTGGATGTGCCGCACCTGGAAGAACTCGATCGCGTGGACTTGTTCAGCCGGGCAATGCGTACCTCAGCCGCCAGAGGGCAGGTTGATCAGATTATCGAACAGGCACTTGAGGATGGCGTTATTGAAAGGCATGAGGCCGAAGAAATCATGGTGCATCACCGCCGCCACCTGGCAGCTCGCGAAGAAGAGATTGCCGCAATCATCACGCTTTTTTCACGCAAAAAGAAGTGACGCCAGCGAGTTGCAGCTCCTGGCGTCGTGGCGTGTCGTTATCAGTGGAGATTACTAACGCATGAACAGTTTATCAACACAGTACCGCAGGTCGCAACTTGTAGCGCGTCCGGTTCCTGGTGGAGCAGGACCGGTGCAGTTCGTGTATGGGGTAAGAGTACCAGGCGGGTTTGAGCCTGTCTGCTACCAGTTTGCTCAGTGGGTGGTAGGGGACTTTAACGGCCAGGCGGAGAAAGTATGCGAGAGCTCAACCGATGGTTCAGAGATCACTACGGTGTCCCGGTCAGGTCATACGCTGGGAGCCCCAGACACAGCGCGTTATATACCTGCGTGAAGGGTACGAGCATGAATGCTTTAGCCCCCTCGAGCAGTTCAGACGTAAATTCAGAGAAATAAAGGACGATCATGAGCACTAAATTAACAGGATACGTCTGGGACGCTTGCGCATCTTCGGGGATGAAACTATCCAGCGTGGCAATCATGGCGCGCCTGGCTGACTTCAGCAACGATGAGGGTGTTTGCTGGCCTTCTATCGCGACTATATCCCGTCAGATTGGCGCTGGTGAAAGTACTGTCAGAACGGCGATAGCTGCACTTGAGAAAGAGGGGTGGCTCACTCGTACGCAGCGCCGCAACGGCAACCGTAATGCATCGAACGTCTACCAGCTCAACGTTTCCAAACTACAGAAAGCGGCATTTTCTCACCTGTCAGTTTCTGACACATCAAAATCTGACGCGTCAAAATCTGATGCGTCAAAAATTGACCCCTCAAAATTTGAGGCGTCGGAATCCATCAAAAAAACCAGTTTTGACCCGTCAGAATCTGGTGGGGATCCGTCAGTAAAATCAACTACTGATCCATCAGATATAAATCCTTCTTGTCCGGACGCTTCGCAACCGGACGAACAGGGCTCTGCAGATGAATTTCTGTCACGACATCCTGACGCGGTGGTGTACAGCGCTGCAAAGCGGCAGTGGGGCAGCCAGGACGATTTAACCTGCGCCGAGTTCATTTGGGGAAAAATTATCAGCATGTACGAACTGGCGGCTGAAAGTGATGGTGAGGTAGTTCGCCCTAAAGAACCAAACTGGACCGCATGGGCGAATGAGGTTCGCCTGATGGTGATGCAGGACGGGAGAACCCATAAACAAATTTGCTCACTTTTCAAGCGCGCCAACAAAGATTCGTTCTGGTGTAAAAACGTGCTCAGCCCGTCGAAGCTTCGGGAAAAATGGGATGAGCTGTCGTTAAAACTATCTGCTCCACTCAATAGCTCCCGCCAGGAGTCGTCCATTTCGCGAGCCAGCTTCGATGGGGTTGATTACTCATTGCCAGAAAACTCGGGGTTCCGCACATGAGCAAGCCATTTCTCAAATGGGCTGGTGGAAAGTATACCCAGCTGGCTGACCTGTTCGTGCATATACCGGCAGGGAAACGCCTGATAGAGCCATTCGTTGGTGGTGGGTCGGTATTCCTGAACAGCGAAAAGCACGCAGATTACCTGCTGGCGGACGTTAATCCGGACCTGATTAATCTGTATCAGATGTTAGCGGTGGTGCCGGATGAAGTGGAATTGAAGGCCCGCTGGATGTTCGAGTACATGCGGTCACCAGATGGATATGAGCTGATCCGTTCCGAGTTCAACGCACAGACGCTGGATGCTACTGAACGCGCAGCTGCATTCCTGTATCTCAACCGGCATTGCTTCAATGGCCTGATGCGCTACAACCAGGCGAACAAGTTCAATGTGGGCTGGGGAGGCTACAAGGCCCCGTATTACCCGCTGGGCGAAATGAAATCCTTCGCCGCTATGGCGCATAACTGCGTGTTCATGACTGCTGATTACCGTCGGACAATCAGCCTGGCCGGGAAAGGGGATGTGGTTTACTGCGATCCACCTTACGAACCGATGCCGGGAACAACCGGATTCACTGCCTACGCCGCTGGTGGTTTTAGCTGGGAGAACCAGGTAGACCTGGCGAAGCAATGCGTATCTGCCTTTCACCGTGGGGCTCGGGTAGTGATTTCTAACTCATCTGCACCGAAGGTTCTCGACCTGTACCGGGAGCATGGTTTTAACCTGCAATTCATCAAAGCGCGCCGTTCGATCTCCTGCAAAAGCAGTACGCGGGAAGTCGCAAAAGACGTTGTAGCGATCCTTTAAGGGGGCTAAATGAAACTGACTTTACCATTTCCACCGAGCGTAAATAGTTACTGGCGCGCCCCGAGCAAGGGACCGCTGAAAGGCAGGCATCTGGTAAGCGAGACTGGGCGCAAGTTCCAGCAGGCAGCGAGAGCGGCCATTATTGAGCAACTGCGGGCCGTTCCCCGGCCATCCTCTGATCTGGCTGAGGTTCACATAGTGTTGTATCCGCCGGATCAGCGCCGTCGGGATATCGATAACTACAACAAAGCGCTGTTCGATGCCCTGACTCTAACAGGCGTCTGGGAAGACGACAGTCAGGTTAAGCGCATGCTGGTGGAGTGGGGGAACATCGTGAAGAAAGGGAAAGTAGAAATCACCATCCGACGTTTTCGTGCAGCTGCCTGACGTGGAGATGATATGAGAGCACTACTAACCCCTGAGATTGCCCCACGCATGGGCGTTGTTCTTCTTCGCCCAGGTGCTGATCTCATGCCGATGTTCAGGAGAGGACGGGTACTGATTGAGCCTGCACCGGAAAAATACAGCGACTACGCAACCGGCGCCATCCCTCCCGCCACGCAGCCACTGGCAGAAGACCCGGTTTTGAAGCCAGTATTCGAAAACAAAGACGTCATTCTGCGCGCGGGTGGTATCAGCTCGCTGGAGGCCGAGCTGGAGCGTCATTTTGAATGCCAGTATCCCCATGGCTCATGGCACAGCGAAAATTTTACGCTGTTCCGGCATGAGCCTGGCAGCATCCGCCTTTGCTGGGCCTGCGATAATCTGCTGCGTGATCAGTACACAGAGACGCTGGCAGGCATTGCGCGTGGGAACCTGGTATCCTGGCTGATAACGGTCATCCGCTCACAGCTGGGGTTCAACGAAGACCATCAACTGACGATCCCGGAGTTGTGCTGGTGGCTGGTAATAAACAATCTGGCGCACGTCATCCCTGAATCGCTGGCCCGTAAAGCCCTGCGATTGCCGGAAATAAAGCATCAACCAGTTACGAAGGAGAGCGATATTGTGCCGGAGCCAGCGGCGAGCGAAGTGGTGCAGAAAAAGATTCTCGTTCTTCGCGTAGATCCTGAAACGCCGGAATCATTCATGCTGCGACCAAAACGCCGCCGCTGGGTAAACGAGAGCTGGACGCGCTGGGTTAAGTCCCAGCAGTGTGTCTGCTGTAACAAACCAGCAGATGATCCCCATCACCTGATAGGCCACGGACAAGGTGGAATGGGAACAAAAGCGCATGACCTGTTTGTGTTGCCGCTTTGCAGAGCGCATCACGACGAGTTGCACGCTGACACCGTGGCATTTGAGGAGAAGCACGGCTCACAGCTGGAGCTGCTGTTTCGATTTCTGGATCGTTCGCTGGCAATTGGCGTGCTGGCATAGTGGAGAACGCATAATGATTAACCCGTCCGAGGTTGGAAAAGCTGGTGAAATGGTCAGGCTGAAAACGCTGGAGGCCATCTGGATTCAAGGGAAGCTGCGCATGTGGGGCCGCTGGTCTTACATCGGCGGCGGTAGTGGCGGCAATATGTTTAACCAGTTACTGGCTTCCGGGAAAGTCACTAAAACAGCCATCAACGAAGCATTACGCCGGATGAAGAAGTCTGGCATCTCGAAGCCAGAGCTTGAGGCGTTTTTTCGTGAAATACTCGCGGGGAAAAACAAAAGCGGCCTGGCCTTCTGTACAGACGATGAAGGACTGCTGATTGATAAGGTACTGGGGGCAGTCCTTATTACAGGTGGTCACAAAGAGCTGTATCACCTGCTGGTGGAGCATTACCGGTTACGGAAGAGCAAACGCCGCATAGCGGAAGAGCTCTATGAAAAGCATCCCGACTGGTGCTTTATGACCTGTAGACGCAGAGTTGATACGTGGCTTAGTTTGGCAGAATCGATGCTTTACGCACCAATGTGTGACGCATTCGGCACAAATGGCGACAGATTTTACTTGCAAAGTGAGCCAGAAACTGCTTGAATTGTGATAGGCTCGGGACGTTAAAGCGAACTGAGCAGCATGAAATAAATTAAAGGCCCAAGGCTAACCCCCTTGGGCTTTGTCATTTCTGCACTCCGGTCAGGGCTCTTGGGTAGAGACGTGCTGCACGATACGTTAAAGCCCTCTGCGCAGAGCCCTGAACCAGATTGCTGGTTTCGCTCAGAAGGTAGAGTGCCTGCCCTGTAAGCAGGATGTCAGCGGTTCGATTCCGTCAACCAGCACCAGAACGGCAGAGGGGCCAGCGTCTGAAGCGAATCCCGATCACAATGCGTAACTTATCTAGGGGAAGCTATGCAGCAACCATATTTTTTTAACCCGGGCATGACCACTCAACAGCTTGAAGACTGGCTTGGGCAACAGAAAATCTATCTTGCCCACTTCAACCGTCTGATAGCAGAAAAAGCCGCTCTTGAGGAGCGGTTGAGTCAGATCTCTGCGGAGATTGGGCGAGTCGCTACTGGTAGCTTTGAAGGAATGCTGAGTTTTCCCTGGGATCCCAGTCCTCTTGTGGAAAATCCTCAACAGGATAGTGGCCAGTCGGCAGATTGAGTGACGCCAGGACAGCGGCAGCATCTTCTGACATATAACTGGGCTTTAGTTGACTGGCAATGATAAAGAGACAGTCGTTTAGCGAGAGTCTTCTAATCTCTTCAGGTTTCCACTTGGTCATTTCGAAGATAAGGTGATGAAGAGCCTTATCGTTATCAAGATAATAATAATCCGATGAAAAATGTTTCCTGTACTCATCGAGAATACATTCAAGAGTGAATATTTGTCCTATTCGATACCAAACCTGCCTGGCTCTGTAACTGTGTGAGTCTGCCAGTAATGTTTGGGGGAAGTTGTTATTTTGACAAACCCGGGACTTGATTACCTGTAAAAGGTCTGAGTACTTACTCATATTTTCACCAGTTGATGTTTTAATCATTTGCGAATCAATTTTATCAAAGAGAAAAACAAGCCGCTACACGCTGATAACATCAGGCTGGGCGGTTATGGTGAGCCGATACCTCAGACAAGCAGAGTATTGAAACCCGAAAGACTGAATGTTAAATTTCTGGTGTGGTGAATCCCCCTATGCGGAGGGGCATTGCCAGTCTGATATGTTTTTTTGCGCATTGCGAGTCGTCTGTGGACTGGCGGCGACTTACCGGGAGGCACCCGGCACCACACCTAATAAAAAATGATGATAGCTGTAAGGCCCACTTCGGTGGGCTTTTTCTTTGGGCAAAAAAAAAGCCCGCATGGTTTCATGCAGGCAAGGCAGTTACATTTAGATTTTGTCCCGGTATATGTTTTTTTGTCCGGAAGTCGAAAGATACTGTCTCGAATACATTTTGTAAATAACGGATTCAAATCACAAGGCCATGCATTTGCATGGCTTTTTTATTATCAGGTCCCGCAGGATCATCATCGACACGCTTCGTTGTTAAATCCAGCCTGACGGGCCTGACCCTTTTCAAACACACAGCTTCCCGATCTTCCATCGGAGGCGTTAACTATGGCTAAACGTATGCAAGACAAAGAGAGCATTGCCGGGATGTCCTGGCTGGTTCTGCTGATCATTGCTTGCTGGGGTGGACTTGTCCGCTACCTGATAGATGTGAAGCAGAGCAAGGCAACATGGAGCTTGATCAATGCTCTTGCCCAAATGGTGGTTTCAGGGTTTACCGGCGTTATTGCTGGCCTGGTGAGCATTGAAAGCGGACTGAGCATTTACATGATACTGGCCACTTCCGGAATTAGCGGGGCAATGGGTTCTGTTGCTTTGACCTATTTCTGGGAACGCATTACCGGAGTTAAGGCGCCATGACAGCAGATCAGATTATCGAGGGGATCCTCGGCAAGGAGGGTGGTTATGTCGATCATCCGTCGGATAAAGGCGGGCCGACCCGCTGGGGCATCACGCAGACCACTGCCCGTGCACATGGCTACACCGGTGATATGCGGAACCTGCCCAGGGAAACAGCAAAGCAAATCCTGCTGAGCGATTACTGGACCGGCCCCCGGTTTGACCAGGTGGCAGCTCTATCTACGTTACTGGCAGATGAGCTTTGCGACACTGGCGTGAACATGGGGCCATCTGTAGCCAGTAAGTTTTTCCAGCGCTGGCTGACCGCAATGAATATGCGCGGAAAGCTGTATCCCGATCTGATTCCGGATGGTGCCATTGGTCCCCGAACCATCACCGCGCTTAAGGGATACCTTTCCGCCCGCGGGAAAGAGGGTGAACAGGTTCTGTTGCGTGCGCTGAACTGCAGCCAGGGTGCCAGATACCTCGAACTGGCGGAGGGCCGCGAAGCCAACGAGGATTTTCTCTACGGCTGGGTTAAGGAGCGTGTTCTGTGAAGATGATCATTTTCGCTTTGCTTGTGCTGGTGGCTGTGCTCGTTCTGTTACTTCTGCGCAAATATACCCGGCTGGAGTTCGTAGGGCATGCCAGCTTGCTGCTGAAAACGTGGTCTGTAAAGCTGGGAGCTATCGGCGCGCTGGTTGGTGTATGGGCGCAGTCGTTCCCGGATGCTGCGCTGCACGCCTGGGCGGTGCTGCCGCCGGATATCAAAAACATCCTGCCGCCAAACATCGTTGCGTTGATTAGCCCTGCGCTGGTGGTGCTGGCCGTACTATCGCAATACGTACGCCAGCCAGCATTGAAAGAAAAGGCCGACGAACTGAAGGAGCAGCAATGAGCTTTGAAATTATCGCGGGACTGGTGGTCGTCATCCTGGGTGCTATTGCTGGCGCGTTCGGCATTGGTCATGCTCGCGGGGCCAGTAAGGCGAAAGCCAAAGCTGATCAGCAACGTACCGAAGAGAACGCCGCTGCTACTGTCGCCGCGGCAGAACGCCGTGCTGAAGTCACGAAAGGGGCCAGCGATGTACAGGAAGACGTTAAGCGTATGGGCGATGACGATGTTGATCGCGAGCTGCGCGAAAGATTTACCCGCCCCGGTAGTCGTTGATACGGCCTGCAGCTGGGTGAGGGTCATCTACCTGACCGAACACGATATTGACGTGATGGACCGTCAGACCAAGCGAGACATTCTGGCACACAACAAATCTGTGCTGGCCAGTTGCCCACAATCAACCGAAAAGGCTACCGCACATTAACCGATGGCGACATTGAGCGGATGAACCGCCTCAAAGGTGTCAGCCGGCATTTTTGCAGTCTGCTCGATACAGAGCGAGGTGAATTGTTGGCTGTCCGCAATGAACCGGCAATGTTAAGCGCTGAGCAGGCACGGGAGATTGATGAAGCTATGCGCAGCCTGGCACTCGCGCGCACCAAAATGCAGGAAGCCTGTATGTGGGCATGCCGTGCAGTTGCCCGGTCAGATGCTGACTGTTAACCCCTCTAAGGCTAAATCAGCCTTCATCCCCACATGAGGATATTACAGAAGTTACTAACTGAGTGGCTTCGATAATGCTATAGTTCACCAGAAAAAGATGATTGTATGGAGGCATGAGATACTGCTCCTTTTTAGCACATAAGGGTTATGTTAGTGGTGAATGTGGCTGTTAACAGCGGGATATGTAGTTATTTATTTTTATTTCTGACTATGTGGCCAGTTTTTATAACGCTGTGTCTAGGGATGTCTATAGCATTTTACGGAGTGTTAATGAAGAAAACTGCACTTGGCTGGCTACTTGCCGCTTTATTTTTTGGAATTATTGGAGGGCTGTGTGGGTATTAACTCACTGACGCTGAGGTTTCTTTTCGAAGTCTTCAAGGATGTATTGCTGCCGTTATCCATCGAATGCATGTATGCTGATAACGATTTTTAAAGAAAAAGGAATGGATGATGAATACCCATAAGCTTCTGGATACATACATGTTAGTTGGTGCCGGTCTTTCTCGCGTCAAATATGAGATTTTTTCAGGAGATGAAGGATCATATGCGTTTATTACGATTTACGCATATGAGCCTCATTTCCATGTTAGGGGTTATGATTCCTTAAAGTTAGATGAAGCTGTTGATATCAAAGAGCAGATCGAAGGGCATTTTGCTGAGAGATATCAGTAGCCAATATTAGTTGTGTGAATCTACAGCCCTGCTTATGCGGGGCTTTTTATTGCCAGAAGCAGGAGAAGAAGCATGTTAACAGTAAAAGTGATGTCACCAGATGGTGGTGAAGAAATCCATTGCGGCCTGAGCATTGGTTTCAATCCCAACCAGCAGAGTATCTCAGTGTCGGGAATGGACCAGAACGTTTTCCTGAAGCAGGGAGAAGTGGCGTACGTGATGAACGCAAACGGAAAGACCATTTCCCGTTACGAGCACTTGACCGGACAATAAGCAGCACTGGCGCCCTTCATTGAAGGGCATCAATAATGATAAACCGAAGCATCTGCCTTAAGTGTTATAAAAAACCCCGTGGAGGAAATCCCAAAGCTACGGGGTGCTGTACAGCCAGCCAATGACTGATTGTAGCCACGAAGTTGGTTTATTTTCTACTGGTTGAGAATAAAACTGAGAGCCAGGAAGGCTTGAGAGTGGCTCATCCTGAGCTCACGGGTAGAACGACCGACTTTGTCATGGCAGAGCAAAGTCATCAGTTAGTTTAGGTAACATTTCGGATATAACAAGCGTAGCGGGGTATTCCTACGAATGGAGCACCGCAGCTAAAGCATTACAGGAGCCATTCTGCCGAGTGGCTTCGATAATGCTCCCCACATCGCACAGAGGTAACACATGGCAGAGATCACTTCAGCTCAACAGATTCGAATGAACTTGCTTGCAATGCTGGGCTATGACACAGCCGCAGCGAAAGAAGCCATTCAATTCGTACAGGACGACGATCTCAAGTATCAAATGTTCGTCCAGCAATACAACCGTGTCACGAGTGAGAACACCTACGTGGCGAAGGCCATGAAAGCAATTCAGGAGTCTACTGAAGCGCTGACGCTGTTTGATACCATCGCAGAGCAGGCGAGCTAAGGCATTACAGCAGGCATTCACTGAGTGCCTGTGATAATGTCGATGCGTTACTTAATCGAGAGGGCAAGTAAATGCAATGGACATCAGTAAAATTTCAATTACCACAGCCAACAAAACAGGTTTCTTGGTATATCGTAAATACGGATAAAGGTGTTGGCTTTGCGGAATTTAATCCCCTAACCGGATTTAGCAATATCGTGATTATTGATAACAGCCAGTATTTTAATCTTGAAATAACTCACTGGATGCCTTTACCTCCGCCACCGTCAAGCAATTAAAATACCTTGCTTTCTACCGAGTCATTACTGAGCCACTAGCTTTCGCTGGTGGCTTTTTTATTGGAGTGAATATGGCAACTAATTCACCCTGGCATCACCTCTATAACACCAAACGTTGGTACCGGCTGCGTTATCACCAGCTTCAGAAGCAACCACTCTGCGAGTTTCACCTCAGGCGAAATCAGGTGATATCCGCAACCGTTGTTGATCACATCAAACCACACAAGGGCGATGAAAACCTCTTCCACGACCCGGACAATCTTCAGTCGCTTTGCAAGCGCTGCCACGATTCGGTTAAGCAACGTATGGAGAAGGGCGGAACGGTTACCGAATTCGACAATGAAGGCAGGGTTATCTGGTAAAAGGAGCGCGCAATGCAAGATATGAAGATTGAATACCGCGATGGCAAACTGGTGGAACTGAGCATTGATGGTGTGAGTTTTCTTTCTGCGTCCGCCATCTCCTTTAGTCATACCGCAAACGAGGAGCCACCAACGATTATCCTGACAATGTCTGTCGGTGCAGGTGAGCGACTGGCGCCCGCCGTCCCTCCCCGTGAAAACCTGCGGATCATCGATAAATGATAAATTTTCTCATTATCAACCAGAGAGGGTGGGGGGGAGGGGTAAAACTCTGGCGGCAATCGTAAAAAGACCGCGCCCCCAGTTTTCTTTTCAAAAACGTCCAGAAAAAAAGGAAAAAAGCGATGGCACAGCGAGGCAGAAAATCTCTTGCCGCGACGACGGCTGTGTCGCTTCCGGCTCTGGCTGAAAGCAGGCTGCAGCCCTCGTTACACCTTAGCGATCCAGAGATAAACGTTTGGATCAGACTGGTTAACGATAACCCGGCCAGCTCATTTACTGAAACACATCGCGACATGATGGAAATGTACTGTCGGCATGTGGTGCAGGCGAGACTGTTAACCACTCAGATCGAGGAGTTTGAGCTGGAGTGGCTGGCTCGGGATGACGGGCTGAAGCGCTACGATAAATTGCTCACGATGCGCGAACGTGAAGTACGGTCTGCGTCTTCACTGGCAACGCGACTGCGTATCACCCGGCAGGCGACTGCTGATCCTAAAACAGTAGGACGCGCCAACAAAAATCTGCCGCGGGAGAAAAAACCCTGGGAAATTGAATAAGGCTCTTCGATGGCTAAAAAAACTCTGACAAGAGCCGAGAGGAATATCCTCTGGTGCGAAAGAAATATTTATATTCCCGAAGGTAAGTTTGTCGGCCAGCCGCTGAAAATGGCTGAGTTCATGAAGGATGACTTCAGAGCCATTTTCGACAACAAGCATGGTACACGTCGCGCAATCATCAGTCGCGGGCGAAAAAACGCCAAAACGGTGGAAACCGCCATGCTGATGTTGCTCTACCTGGTAGGGCCCGAGGCTGCACCGAACTCGCAGCTGTATTCTGCGGCACGCTCACGCGACCAGGCGGCTATTCTGTTTAACCTGGCCTCGAAGATGTGCCGGATGAACCCGGTACTAATGCAGTACGTTGCGATCAAGGATTCAGCTAAAGAAATCCACTGCCCTGAGCTGGGTTCTTATTACCGCGCACTGAGTGCCGAAGCTACCACGGCCTATGGTTTCTCGCCGCGATTTGTTGCACACGACGAACTGGGCCAGGTTCGTGGGCCGCGAGACCCGCTTTATGAAGCGCTGGAAACCGCCACCGCTGCACAGGATAACCCTATTTCGATAATCATCAGCACCCAGGCGCCCGATGCGAGCGACCTGCTTAGCCTGCTGATTGATGATGGCCTGACCGGAGCCGATCCCCGGACGGTGGTCCGGCTTCAGACCGCGCCGGAAGATATCGATCCTTTCTCTGTCGAGGCCATCAGGCTGGCAAACCCGGCCTTCGATGTGTTCATGAACCAGAAAGAAGTGCTGGATATGGCCGCCAGTGCGAAACGCCTGCCGTCTCGCCAGGCAGAGTTTGAGAACCTTGTGTTAAACCGCAGGGTTGAAGCGAAAAGCCCGTTCGTTAGCCAGAGTGTATGGCATATGAACAAGGAGGAACCCGGCGAACTTGCGGGGGCTACCGTATGGGGCGGGCTCGATCTTTCCAGCGTGTCAGACCTGACCGCACTGGTGCTGAACACCACGCAGGGCGATGTGCACTGTAAATTCTGGCTACCGGAGGAAGGGCTGGCAGATAAGGCGCGTAACGATCGTGTGCCTTATGACATATGGGCGAAGCAGGGCTGGCTAAACACGACACCTGGTAAGGCTATCGAGTATGGATTTATCGCGAGGGAGCTGCGGCGCGTTTTTGATCTCTGTAACGTCAGGGCGCTGGCGTTTGACCGCTATAACATGCGCTTCCTTCGCCCGCATCTCATCGATGCTGGTTTCACCGATATGGAGCTCGAACGATTCGTAGAGTTCGGTCAGGGGTTTGTTTCCATGTCGCCTGCTCTCAGGGAGCTGGAAGCCAAACTGCTCGGTGCGCAGCTGAAGCACGGCAATCATCCGATCCTCGAAATGTGCGCCAAAAACGCCACGGTAATCACTGACCCTGCCGGTAACCGCAAGTTTGTGAAAGGTAAGTCGAGCGGACGTATCGACGGCATGGTAGCGCTGGCGATGTCTATTGGCGCGCAGACCAGTGACGAGGTAGAGGAGCAGGGTGACGTTAATGATTTCATTTACAACTTTTTGAGCGTGTAAAAATGGCAGATACCGATTACAGCATTGACCTGCGGACGCGATCGCCATTCTGGGCGCGCATGGCCTCTATCCTGACCGGCGGCCGCCTGGTGACACCCGATAAGGGCTCGCAAATGGCGGGTACGTCAGCGCACGGTGTGGTTGGTGATTCTGTTGTGACTGATGAGCGTAATATGCAAATCAGTACGGTATGGGCCTGCATCAGGTTAATCTCCACCGTAACAGCATCTTTACCACTCGATGTTTATCAGACCAAAAATGATCAGCGCACGAAAGTGGACAACAGTCACCCCCTTGCGAAACTGCTGAGATTCCGTCCCAACAACTTCATGACCGCTCTTGAGTTTCGCGAAGCAATGACTATGCAGCTATGTGCCTACGGCAACGCCTATGCACATGTTGAGCGAAACGGTGTTGGTGACGTGATTAGCATGGTTCCACTGATGAGCGCCAATATGGAAGTTCGGCTCAGCGATAACGGTAAAAATATTATCTACCGCTACCGACGGGACACTGAATACGCTGACTTTTCACAGAAAGAAATTTTTCATCTCAAAGGATTTGGCTTCAATGGTCTGACTGGTCTTTCGCCGCTGGCGTTCAGTGCGAAGTCTGCTGGTGTGGCCATAGCGATGGAAGATAACCAGCGTGAATTTTTCGCCAACGGTGCGAAGTCTCCGCAGATCCTGATGACTGACGGCAAGGTGCTGACGAAAGAGCAGCGTGGGCAGCTGGAGGAAAACTTTAAGGAGATTGCTGGTGGTCCGGTCAAAAAGCGGCTTTGGATCCTTGAGAGCGGCTTCACCACGCAACCTATCGGCGTTTCGCCTCAGGATTCAGAAATTCTGGCTGCGCGTAAATTTCAGGTCGCCGAACTGGCGCGATTTTACGGCGTGCCTCCACATCTGGTCGGCGACGTGGACAAAACCACCTCCTGGGGATCGGGGATTGAACAGCAAAACCTGGGCTTTCTCCAGTATACCCTCAAACCCTACCTTGATCGGTGGGAGTACAGCATTGAGCGCTGGCTGGTCAAAGAGTCAGAACAGGGCATCATTCACGCCGAGCATAACCTCGACGGGCTGTTGCGCGGTGATTCAACAAGCCGGGCATCATTTATGCAAATCATGGTCAATACCGGGATTCGGACCGTTAACGAGGTTCGAAGGCTCGATAACCTGCCGCCGCTGCCCGGAGGTGATGTGGCGACACGGCAGTCGCAGAACGTGCCCATTACCGATCTCGGAACAAACAAAGAGCCCCGCAATGCCGGGGCTTAATTTTTATGGGGGCTATGATGCCTGACATTCAGAAGACGCTGGCTTTCGACCAGACAGAAATCAAGTTCATCGGCGACGGCAGTAAGGGAACATTTGAAGGGTATGCCTCGGTTTTTAATAACACCGACGCCGATGGCGACATTATTTTGCCAGGTGCTTTCGCTGGTGTGATTGCTAACCAGAGTCGCAAGGTGGCCATGTTCTTTAACCACCAGACACGTGCTATCCCGGTCGGTAAATGGGATGCCATGCATGAAGATGACAAGGGGCTATTTGTCCGTGGTCAACTTACTCCAGGGCTTAGCCTGGCCGAAGACCTGAAAGCTGCCATGCAGCATGGCACGGTTGAAGGGATGTCTGTGGGGTTTTCCGTTGGGCCTGATGATTACACCGTTGGCACGTCAGGGCTCATCTTCAAAAACATCTCTTACCTGCGGGAAATTAGCGTCTGTACTTTCCCGGCTAACGAGCTCGCTGGCGTAACGGCCATGAAGAGCATCGACAGCATCAAATCTATTCGCGATGCGGAGGCCTGGCTGAGGGATTCAGTCGGGCTTTCGCGTTCTGAAGCACAGGCATTTATCGCCCGTGTTAAGTCTGCAGGCCGAAGCGAGTTCGGTAGCGACGACATTGACGCGCTGGCACAGCGCATTAACTCATTTGCCGCTAACCTGCGGACACCTTAACGGAGTAACACATGTCTGAATTATCTGTACTGGAAAAAGCTATCGAAAACTCCCAAAAAGAAGTAAAGGAGCTTATCGAAGAACAGCGTAAATCCATCAACCAGACCGGTGAAATCAACAAGCAACTGCAGATCGATCTGACGAAAGCACAGGAAGAACTGAAAGCCACCGGCACCCGCCTGTTCGATCTTGAGCAGAAACTGGCCGGAAACTCTCCTGACCAGACTGCGCAGAAGTCATTTGCTCAGCGCGTATCTGAAGACCTGATGAAGGGCTGGGACGGCTCGCGTACCAAAGCGAAAGTCACCAGTTTTGATAAAGCGATTGGTTCCGGCGCAGCGTCGGCAGGCGCCCTGGTCCAGCCGCAGCAGCTGCCGGGTATTCTTATGCCGGGTCTTCGCCGTCTGACCGTGCGTGACTTGCTGGCACAGGGGCGTATCACCAGTAACGCGCTGGAATACGTGCGCGAAAACGTGTTTACCAACGCTGCAGCACCAGTGGCAGAAGGTACCCTCAAGCCGGAAAGTAATATTACCTTCACCAAAGAAACGGCGAACGTGAAAACTATCGCCCACTGGATCCAGGCATCGCGCCAGATCATGGATGATGCCCCGGCGCTCGAGTCTTACCTCAATTCCCGCATGATGTACGGACTGGCACTGGTGGAAGAGAACCAGATGCTGAACGGGGACGGTACCGGCGATAACCTGCAGGGGCTCAACGTAGTAGCGAATGACTACGAAACCACACTCAACGCAGCCGGAGATACTGGCGCTGATGTTCTGGCACACGCCATCTATCAGGTATCGCTGAGTGAGTTCGAAGCAGACGGCATCATTCTGAACCCGGCGGACTGGCACCGTATTGCCCTGCTGAAGGACGCTAACGGCAATTACATTCTCGGTGGCCCGCAGGCGTTTGCCTCGAAAGTGCTTTGGGGGCTTCCGGTGGTGTCGACCACAGCGCAGACGGCAGGCAAATTCACCGTTGGCGCGTTTGGCCTGGCGTCGCAGGTTTGGGATCGCATGGATGCCACCATCGAGATCAGCAACCAGGACCGCGATAACTTCGTTAAAAACATGCTGACCATCCTTTGCGAAGAGCGCCTGGCGCTGGCCCACTATCGCCCGGCAGCGATTGTGACGGGTGATATTGCTGTCAGCACTGGTGCATAACAAAAGGGCGCGGCCAGCAATGGCCGCGTAAATGAGATGAAAATTAAAGCTCTCCGTATGTTCTCGCATTATCACCTGGGTACGGTATCTCAGGGGGAAATCCGCGAGGTGCATAAAGAAATCGGCGAAGTACTGGTGAAACTGCATCTGGCCGAGGCGGTTGAGCCGGAAAAGGCAACAGACTCTGGTTCTGCGGAGCCTGCTAAAGCCAAACCAGGGGGTAAAGGTGGAAATAAGCGAGGAACAGCTGGCGCAGATAAAGGCGCATCTGAAGGTTGATGGTGACGACGAAGATACGCTTATTGCTGCCTATGCTTCGGCCTCCGTCGATTATGTTGAGCGGTTTTGCGACGGTGCGCTGGTCGAAACATTAACGCCGCCAGTGGAAGGGGAAACTCAGCCCCGTGAGGTTATTTTTACTTCCGGCATCTGGGCGGCAATGCTTTTGCTGATTGGACACTGGTATGCGAACCGCGAAGCGGCAGCGCAGAACCTATCGGAAGTTCCGCTGGGCGTTGAGGCGCTGCTGATTAGGCACCGGAGGTGGAACTAATGGGCTGCTCAGGATGTGCTAAACGGCGTGAGTGGTTAAAAAAGTGGACGAAAATAGCCTATGAACGAGCAACTGGTAAACGCGCTGATAGCAGCGCTGAGAGAACAAACAACAGCACAGCGAGAGCAGACGGAAGCGATAAACCGCCTGGCTGAGTCTAACGTCGCCCTGTCCGATGTAATTATCCAGTCGCTTGCCGGCGATCTCGATGAGGCGCCAGAGCAGCAAACTTATCTGAGCGGGAAACCCAGGGGGTGATATGCAGGCCGGAAAATTGCGTCACAGGATCACCCTGCAGGAACCGGTCAAAGAACAGAACCCGACAACGGGAGCCGTAATTAATACCTGGCGCGATGTCGCAACCCTTTGGGCCGAAGTCGCTCCTTTATCCGCACGTGAGTTTATCGCCGCCCAGGCCTCTCAGGGCGAAGTTACCACCCGGATAACGATTCGTTACCGTGAGGGTGTTACCCGCAAACATCGGATCCTGTTTCGTGGCCGCATCTACAACATTGAGGGCGTTTTACCTGATCCACGGAGCGGCAGGGAATACCTGACACTGCCTTGTTCAGAGGGGGCTAACGATGGCTGATGGCGTGGAAGTAAACCTGACCGGCCTCGATTCCGTCCTGGGGAAACTGGATGCCGTCTCACAGGTCACTCGCGATAAATCCGGTCGTGCAGCGCTGCGTAAAGCGGCAAACGTCATCAGGGACAGAGCGCGCAATAATGCCGCGCGGGTTGATGATCCTCTCACCAAAGAGGCTATCTACAAAAACATTGTGGTCAGTTTCAGCAGCAAGGCATTTCGCAGAACCGGCGATCCAACGTTTCGTGTCGGGGTGATGGGCGGCGCCAGGCAATACGCCAATACAAAGGCCAACGTCCGAAAAGGCAGGGCGGGTAAAAGTTTTAACACTGCCGGAGATAAAGGTAATCCCGGCGGGGATACCTGGTACTGGCGATTCCTGGAGTTCGGCACAGAACATGCTGCAGCGAGGCCAATAATTAGGCCTGCACTGAATGGGGTCGATGCCGATGTGATTAACGTTTTTGCTTTGGAGCTGGAAAAGTCCATCGATCGCGCTGTACGACGGGCGGCTAAAAAAGGAACTCCGGTATGATTGCTCCAATATTTGCAGTTTGCGCAGCCAGCCAGGCAGTCAGGGATTTGTTAGGTTCTACTCCCGTGCGGCTTTATCCGTTCGGTATGCAGGACGACAATATCGTTTATCCCTACGCAGTCTGGCAAAACGTAGCTGGCTTCCCTGAAAATTATCTAAACCAGCGGCCAGATGCAGATCACTATTCTCTGCAGGTTGATGTCTATGGTGATACTGACACCGACGTGATCGCCGTTGCCCGTGCTTTACGCGACGCGATTGAGGCAAGGCCTATATCACCCGATGGGGTGAACAAAGTCGCGACCCTGAAACAATGCGATACCGCTATTCCTTCGATGTTGACTGGATAACGCCCAGATAACCAACAACCCCAAACTGACCCGCCTTGTGCGGGTTTTTCTTTTATGGAGACAAAACATGTCTGTATTAACGCAAGGCACGCAATTTTTTGTGCTCAAGTCTGGCGTGGTCAGCGAGGTTGAATGCATCACCAGTTTCAACCCCGGCGGGAACCCTGCCGATCAGATTGAAGATACCTGTCTGAGTGAGCGGGATTCCAGAACCTACAAAAAGGGGCTTAAAACGCCTGCGGCCGCAACCGTCGGGCTTAACGCTGATCCGACGAACGCCAGCCACATTATGTTGCATGGCCTCGCTGAAGCGAATGACCAGACGCCGTTAACTTTTGCGGTTGGCTGGTCAGATGGAACCAGTATCCCGACAGCCGCCGCTCCTGGCGCTGAGGATGCTGTTGATGGCCTGGTGCTGCCATCGGATCGCACCTGGTTCATTTTCCAGGGTTACGTTTCCGACTTCCCGTTTGATTTTCAGGGTAACGCTGTTGTGACGACCTCCGCCACGATCCAGCGGTCTGGCTCTTCCGTATGGGTGCCGAAGGCCGCAGCGTAATTAATATGCCCGGTTATCCGGGCTTTTCAATTCAGGAGCTGAAATGCAACTTACTCTCGATACGTTAAAAGAAACCGGTGCCTTTACCGAGCGTCCCGTGGAAAAAGAAATTAAGTGGAAAGGCCGTGACGGGAAAGAGCATATCGCAACCGTCTATGTGCGCCCGATGGGCTACCACACCACTAAAGCTGAACTGCTGGCGTACAACGGAAAATCTGATCCGGTGGCTGGGCGTATTGCTGCCCATATTTGCGATGAGGAAGGGAAGCAAATCTTTACTGAGGCAGACATTCTCGGAACTGCATCTGAAGACCGTGGCGCGCTCGATGGGCCAATCGTTATTGCTTTGCTGGCCGTCATCCAGGAAGTCAACGATCTGGGAAAGACTACGAACTCACAGGAGAAGACGAGTTCTGGTGTGAGTTAGTCATGAACGGCATCGGCGGGCGGACCATAGCGGAGGCTCAGGAGCGAATGAGCCTTCGTGAGTTTCAGGTGTGGGTAAAGTACCGTAATAAGTATGGTCAGCTTAACGTTATGATGCGAACCGAGTGGGGGGCTTCGCTGGTGGCTTCTGTCCTGGCTAACATCAATAAGGCAAAGAACACGCCGCCGTTCAAGGTAAGTGACTTTGCACCGCACATCAACGAAGCGCCATTATCTCTGGAAGATGCTATGAAAAGTTGGCATTAATAATTGTAAAATACAATTCAGCATCACTATGATCATAAGATCATTAACTACATGGATAGGGGTATGAAAAAGATAATTTTAGCTTTATTTCTTGGTGCTTCGTCTATAGCTATCACAGCTTGCGCGCCATCAGAACAGAAAATTGACTACAACCAGAAGTCAATGCTGTTGTCCCTTGGTATGACAAAAAATGATGTTATGCAGATCATGGGAGCACCGCGACGGACGGATGTAAACGCAGAACGTGAGCGCTGGATCTATTGGAATAAGACACGGTATGCCTACACAATTGTAGACAATGAACAGTTAGCCAATGATCGTTTGGTCGTTACTTTTGTAAACGGGAAAGTAACCAAATGGGGGCAGCAAACGCTGACTGATGATCTCATGGAGTCATCACAAAAAACTGCCCAAACCTATGCTGAGGCATTTAAAAAGTAGCCTTTCAAATTAATGATGAACCTCGCTGCGGCGGGGTTTTTTATTGCCTGGAGAAAACGCAATGGCTGGCAAGTCACTCGGTACGTTAACAATTGACCTGATTGCCAAAGTAGGTGGATTTGTTCAGGGCATGGGCAAAGCCGAAAGAGCTTCCCAGAAGTGGAGTGACCAGGTAAAAAAAGACGCCAAAGAGGTAAGTTCAGCAATCATCGCAGTTGGGGCAGCTGCAGCCACAGCAGCAGTTGGAATAGGGGCTGCTGGGTTATCCATTGTTAAAAATACAGCTCAACAGGTAACTGAGGCCGACCGCTGGGCTAAATCCTTAAAAATGTCCACGCAGGATTTATTGTCATGGCAATACGCAGCGGAACAGGCTGGTTTAACTGGCGATAACATTGCAGATATTTTTAAAGACATTAATGATAAAGTTGGTGATGCTGTTTTAAATAAATCAGGAGAGGCGGCTCAAGCACTCGATACTCTTGGCCTCTCTGCTAAAAAACTTTCCGAGCAATCTCCTGATAAGCAACTTATGGCTATCAGTGAAGCATTGCAGAAAATACCGAGTCAGGCTGGTAAAACTAATATTCTTGAAAGCCTCGGTAATGACTTATCAAAAATGCTTCCATTGTTCGAGAACAACAATGAGAAGTTAAAGCAATTTATTCAATTATCAAAAGATTTTGGTATTGCCCCGCCACAAGAGGATATTGACAACCTCGTCAAAGTAAACCAGTTCTTTCAGGATATTGAGGCTAGCGCTCGTGGCCTGAAGATGGAAATAGCCTCCGGGCTGGCTAAAGTGGATCTTACGCCATTACAGTCTGGACTTGATGATATTCGTGACGTCTTCACCGATCCCGCTGTTCTTCAGGGGCTATCAGACCTGGTTGGTGAAGCCATAAGCCTTGCCGGGGTTGTGGGGCGTATTGCTGGTGGCCTGGGGGCCATTGCAACTTATACCCGCTCTCGTATCGGTGCTGTATCTGGTAATTATAACGCTGCTGATGAAAGTGATATTGCACAGCGCATTGAATTCCTTAACAAACGAGGGAATCAAAGTAAGGAACAAAAAGACGAATTAGCCTTTTTAACTAAACGTCTTCAATTTCTTCGCGCGATAAAGTCAAGCATGACTCCGGAGCAGGTAGATAGAGGAGCGAAAGGGCTCACATCTCTACTTTCTGATCTTGGCATTGACACTTCTAAAGATAATGATTTTTCGTTGGGCACAGGGGAGTCTAACCAGAACCAGCCAAAAACAAAACCAAAAAGCAATCCTACTGACAATGCTTTCAAAAATAGACTGCTTGATTTACAAAAGCAGGCCGCCCTAATTGAAACAACAGGTAAAAAAACTGCAGAAGTAACCGAACTGGAGAAGATTAATTTTGATATAACCAGCGGAAACCTTAAAAAACTATCAGAGTCACAGAAAGAGCAACTTCGTACTGCTGCAAAAGTTCTTGATGCAAGAAAAGAAGAGCTTCGCACAAACAAGGAGAATGCTAAGCTTGCAGAATATGTGTCAGGTTTAAATAAACAGAATAAGCTTGTTAAACAGGGTTATGATAATGAACTATCCGGTCTTTCATTCGGAGGGAAAGACCGCGAAAGAATGCGTGAAATAAACAGCATTCAGCAGGATTATGAAACTCGACAAGAGGAGCTTTTAAATCAACTTCAAGCTGGCGACATTGAAGAAAGCTTATATGAAAAAAAGAAAACCGCCTTAAAAAAAGCTCTTGAAGAAAGATTGCAGATCCAAAATGATTATTACCATGAGTCAGATGACCTAAGAAATGATTGGCAATCTGGTATTTCTAGTGCTCTAGCTGATTTTGCTGATAGCTCAACTGATTATTACCAACAAGCAGCGGACGCAATGACATCAATCTTAGGGGCTGCTACGGACTCAGTTTCAGAACATTTATATGATGTTGTAAGCGGAACTGAATCGATGGGGGAGGCAATAAAGGGAGTATTTGCAGACCTTGGCCAGGCAGTGATTAAAGCTCTGGTTGATATGGCTGCTCAATGGATTGTGTATCAAGGTGTTCAGATGCTGGTAAACAAAACAGCCCAAGCCTCTGCGATTCCTGCAATGATTGCTAACGCGCAAGCAACCGCATTGCAGGCTCAACTTGCCGCTTTTGCATCAACGGCTGCAATCCCAATTGTCGGACCGGGATTAGCTCCAGCCGCGATGGCTGCTGCAGCGGCTATAACAGAACCTATGGTTGCTGCTATTTCTGCAGCTTCCCTTTCTGGCATGGCCCACGATGGGATTGATGCAGTTCCTGAAACTGGTACTTGGTTGCTTCAAAAAGGAGAGCGGGTGACCACCGCAGCGACCAGTGCCAAACTGGATGCCACTCTGGATCGAGTTGCAAACCAGTCAACCGGTGGTGGAACTATTTATTCTCCCACGATCACTATTCCCATCAATGGTAACCCTTCCGATGCAACTTTGGCGCTGGTCCGTAAGGCTGCAGATGAGGGGGCAGAAAGGGGATACCGGAAGGCGGTTAATTCAGTCGCAAGCGGTCAGGGTGATTTGCATAAGGCCTTGATGGGGAAAACTACCTCGGGGAGGAAAATTAGCTAATGGCTATCACCACAACGCTTTATTACCCCTCCGCTTACCTGCCTGGACCGCTTAAAGAGAGTTTTGGTTTAACTCCTGTATCTCCTCTGAAACGGACTCAGATGGTAACTGGCCGGGCACGGCAGCGGCGTGCCTACACCTCGACACCAACCCAAACAGATCTGGCCTGGATTTTTTCTGACGCCCAGGCACAGGCTTTTGAGGCATGGTTTCGGGATGAGTTATCAGATGGGGCGGCGTGGTTCAACATACCGTTATTAACGCCTGTAGGGCTGAAAAATTACGTGTGTCGTTTCACGGATATTTATAAAGGTCCCACGCCAGAAGGCGGATTTTACTGGAGATATACCGCGCCAGTAGAACTCTGGGAGCGCCCATTGCCGCCGTCTGGATGGGGGCATTACCCGGAATGGATCGTCGGCAGCTCACTGCTGGATATTGCGCTGAATAAGGAGTGGCCGAAGCATGACGCAGATTAAACGCCTCTACGCCAGCAGCGGCCCGGAGGTGATCATTGAGACGCTGCAGATCACCATTGGTTCTGACGTCCATTATCTGTGCCAGGGCTACGAGGGTATTACGGCAACGACGGAGAACGGCGATACCGTAACGTTTACCTCCTGTGCGATAGACATTGCTCTTCCGGCGCGCAATGCGGACGGCACGCAGGACCTCAAATTTGCCCTGTGCAATATCGATGGTGTTGTGTCCACGGCGATCCGCAATGCGCTGGCTAACCGTCAGTCTGCATTTCTGACGTACCGGCGTTATATCTCCACGGATTTAGCGGCCCCTGCGGAAGTGCCGTATACGCTGAAAATCAAGTCGGGCTCCTGGACGGCGGCAGAGGTGCAGATCACTGCGGGCTACATGAATATCCTCGATACCGCCTGGCCGCGATACCGCTACACGCTCCCTGTATTCCCCGGACTGCGTTATATCAGCTAAGGAATCCCAATGTTTAACCCTGATAAATACCGTTCAGTCACCTGGCTGAAGGGCGGGCGCGTATACCCGCAACTCGACTGTTTCGGCATTGTGAACGAGATACGCCGCGACCTGAATTTACCCGTCTGGCCCGATTTTGCAGGGGTCACCAAAGACGACGGCGGCCTCGACCGGGAAGCGCGCAGGATGATGCTTACCCTTGAGCGCTGCGAACCCTGCGAAGGGGCCGGGGTGGCCTGTTATTCCGGGTCGACTGTCACCCACGTAGGGATCGTGGTCAGTATCGGTGGTCTGTTGCATGTGGCGGAATGCAACCCGGGTACGAACGTCACCTTTCTGCCGTTGCCGCGGTTTAAGCGGCGATTTGTCAAAGTGGAGTTCTGGCAATGACCATTCGTTTTTACCCGTCCCGGCTTCCCGGTGAACCACTCGAAACGCATGAGCATGGTGTAACCAGTATTCGCAGCTGGCTGGTGGCAAATGTTGAAGGCTACGAGGATCGGGATGTCCCACCGCTGACCGTTGAGGTTGAGGGGCTGTTAATTCCGCCAGGCGAGTGGCTAAGTGTGTGATTCGCCCTGATAGTGATGTCAGGCTTTATCCGGTGCCTTTCGGGCTTGAGGCCGCGACAATTGCCTGGATAGGAGTGGGCATTGCCGTCGCATCTGCGGCTTATTCATTGTTCATGATGAGTAACATTGATGCCGGCGGCTATATGTCATCCACAGGTCGAAGCCTCGACCTGAACCCCGCTAAAGCAAACAGCGCGAAACTGGGTGATGCGATTCGTGAAGTTTTTGGGCGCGTGCGTATTTATCCGGATTATGTCGTGCAGCCCGTTACCCGGTTTGATGCCGCCGATCCTACGAAAATGCGCGTCCAGATGCTGCTGTGTCTCGGTGTCGGTGATCTGATTTATACCAATGGCGATATCCGGGTTGGCAGTACGCCAGCTTCAACGCTACCGGGATTCAGCAGCACCCATTACCCGCCAGGCGCGGACGTTTCCGGTGATGAGCGCAGCGAAAACTGGGTCAACTCCACCGAAGTGGGCGGGACGTCATCCGGCACCGGGCTGGACATGGCCCAGACGTCGCCGGACGCAGACGACATTATTGCAGACAGCATGACCGTATCCGGTTCGAGCGTAACGTTTACCGGGCTGGACACGGATGATGATGACGATAATGACGAGAACGATAACGCGCTACCGCCCAGCTGGGTCGCCGGCGCCGTGGTCGAACTGAAAGCCCCGGCTAACTACCAGATCACCACGGCGGCCGGATACAGCGTTATCGCAAGCCCGCTGCTGACGGAGATCGCCCCGGTGGTTGGGATGCCGGTGACGCTGGGGTTTAACTCTGTCGATTACGATCTGTTTATCGCGTCATATACCCCCGGCCAGGCTGCAGTGCCCGGCACCGGGGGGAGTGCGGCAAAAGTCCAGGCCAGTGCGGCCCCGACCACCTACGATTTTTCGACCAGCTCCAGCACGTTCACGCTCACCTGGCAGGGGGTTACCTACCCGGTGTCGCTGGTGGCTAACTACGTCTCGATGTCGGGACTGCTGGCGGCAATCACCGAGGGACTCACTGGCTCCGGCCTGATTGCGCAGGACAACGGCGGCACCGTACTGATAACCGAGTCGGCCAGTCCGTTCGCGGGTGGGGAGATCACGTCCTCTTCGCTGCCTGCAGCTGTTTTCGGTGATGCCCCGGTTTACACCTCCGGCACGGCATCAACCGGCGGCAGCCCGGCGGTAACGGCGAACGTGACACTCGCCTATAACTCTGCCACGGGAACGGCCTTTTCCGGCATGCCGGAGGGGGTGCAACGGCTTTCACTTGCTCACCGCGGGAATGAGTACCGGATTGTGTCAGCTGACGGCACGACGGCGACGGTGGCGCGCCTGGTTAACGGTGCCGTTGATGAGTCATGGCCGGGATTCACCGCCCGGACGATGATCGACTATGAGGCCACTGGTCTTAACGACACGCTGAGCTGGCTTGGGCCGTTCCTGGTTTGCCCTGAAAATGAGACCGTCGATATGTTCGAGGTGAATTTCTCCTTCCCGAACGGCATCTGTGGCTTTGACAGTAAGGGCAAAAAACGGATCCGCCACGTGGAGTGGGAGATACAGTATCGCGTCTACGGTTCCGGATCGGGGTGGGTGAGTCACCAGGGCGAGTATGCGCTGAAAAACGTCAACGGGCTGGGATTCACTGAGCGAATCACCCTCAGCTCACCAGGCTGGTAGAAGTTCGCTGTCGCCGGCGCAATGAGCAGGCTCAAACAACGCCAGGGATTCGATGTACTGGCAGGCACTGCGCGGGCGACTGCTGACGCGCCCTTCATCCTATCCCGCGTGTCGCTGATGGCGGTGACCGTTGAGACGGGGGGCAAATTGGCGGCTCAGTCGGACCGCCGCGTTAACGTTGTGGCCACGCGCGCCTATGACTCAGGAACGGCCAGAACCATTTCGGGGGCGCTGCTGCATGTCGGGAACTCGCTGGGACTGGAGATGGATGTCGACACCATCAACGCGCTGGAGTCTGCGTACTGGACGCCACGGGGAGAGTATTTCGATTTCGCTACCGGCGACAGTATCTCAGCGCTGGAAATGCTGCAGAAGATAGCCAACGCCGGGAAGTCACGTTTTCTGCTGAGTGATGGCCTGGCGACGGTCAACCGTGAGGGGATTAAGCCCTGGACTGGCGTGATCACTCCGCATGAGATGGTGGAGGAGCTGCAGAGCGGATTTACCGTACCGTCCGACGATGATTTTGATGGTGTCGACGTGACGTACATCAACGGCGTCACCTGGGCAGAGGAGACCGTTAAATGCCGGACGCCGGACAATCCAACGCCGGTGAAAATAGAGAATTACAAACTCGATGGGGTACTGAATCAGGATCACGCCTACCAGATCGGCATGCGTCGTCTGATGAAATACCTTCAGCAGCGGGTGACGTTCCAGACCACTACCGAGCTGGACGCGCTGTGCTACAACACGGGCGATCGCATCGTGCTCACGGATGATATTCCGGGTAACAACACGATTTCCTGTCTGGTGGAGGCGATGACAACGGCTGGTGGCGTGACAACGTTCACCGTTACGGAGCCGCTGGACTGGTCTTTCGAAAATCCCCGAGCGCTGATCCGCTATCAGGATGGCTCTGCATCCGGGCTGATGGTGGCGAGCAGGGTGGGTGATTTTCAGCTGTCAGTCCCGCACCTGAGCGAGTTTGATGACCCGATGAAGGTTGACCTGTCGTCGGCAACCATCGAGCCGATCCGCCTGGTGTTCTGCGGCTCAACGCGCCACGTCTACGACGCCATTGTAGAGGAGATCGCCCCGCAATCAGACGGAACCTGCCAGGTCACCGCTAAAGAATACCTGGAATCGTTCTACCAGTACGACGACGCCACATACCCCGGCGACGCTGCTTAA